TCGAGTGGGTTCGATTTTTATTGGTCATTGTCGTTCCTCACGAATTTCGCATATTCTTCTAGTGGCACACCTAGTTTACGAGCCATAGCGATCTGACTCTGATTCATACGAACCTTCTTAGGTGCGGATGGTGCTTTAGTTACACCAGCTACCCTTTGTTTAGGTCTAGCTTCTTCTCTTCCTGGGAAGGATTCTGCTAAACGTCTATCTAGTTCTGAATAGTAATCCTCACTAGATGGATTGTAGCCTTCCATTTTAAGAGCTGCATCAATAGCATAAGCAGCACCAGTTTTAGCAACATCAGTTCCAAACCAAGAATTATCTTGTGCCCATCTTAGAGCACGAGGGTCTGGTTGTGAAACAGGTTGTTCTGTTGGTGCGGGTTGTTGTTTAACCTCTTCTACTTTTGACGTAGGTTGCTGTGGAGTTGGTTGAACAATCGGTTGTTGATTGTCTAACATTTTCATCTCAGCTTTGAACTCTGCAATGTCTTCAGCAGCTTTTAACATACCATCTGAGTCACCCGCATCATATGCACTTTTGTGTGCTTTACGAGCTGCCTCTAGTCCTTTTTCTGCATTAGACTTACGAGTATCGTAGTATTGTGTTTGAAGACTTGCATAATCTTGACTTACAACATTTTTCTTTTTAACCTCTTCTTCAAGTTGTTGAATACGAGAATAAAAATCGTTTCGTTGTCTTTCAGCTTGATTAGCTCTTTTTACCAATTCGTTAATACGATTTTGGTATTTATTATTTTTTTTATTGTCTTCTTTTGCAACTTCTTCTTTCGTTTCGTCTTGCTCTTTTTCGACTTCACTTACAGTTTCAGTTGGCGTAGTTTCTGGTTCAGAACTGTGTTCTACTTGCGTATCATCAGTAACTGCTTCGATGTCTGAGTTGTCTTGTTCTTCCTGTTCTGGAATATCAAGTTTATCAAACTTCTTGAGTTTAATTTCTTTACCATCGTCTACGACTTGCATCGGTTTTTTTTTGCCCGAAGAATCGTGTACAATTTGCATTGGTTTCTCTCCAAAGTTATTAGATTAATTTTTTGCGTAACTGGATGTTACGAAATATTTTTGATATCTGGAACTAGTCCTAATATCTCGTCATCATTCATGATGCGAAGTTCGGTCTTACCGAATTGAAAACGATGACCAGCATACTTAGCGAACATTACATGATCTCCAAGTTTGCACCAAGGTTTTGACATATCTTCTCTGTTGTATGCGTCTTCACCCATTTGTATTACTTTGCCAATAGAGGCAACATTACGGTGTTCTTGCACTGACTTACCTGGTAGATAAATTCCACCTCTGGTTTTGTCGTCAACGTCTAAAACTTGAACAAGTATTCTGTGTCCAACAGCAGTTGGATGATTCTTGTCTAGTTTTTCTTCAGTAAGACTAAATTTTGTCGTTGTCATCGGCTATATTCTTAGCTGACTCTAATAACAAATCTTTTGCGGTTCGTAAACCTTTTAATTCACCAACCGAAAAATCGTAGTTTTCTTTAGGGATTCGACCCTGTTCAAAGGCATCTTTAATACTTTCGATCTCCCTATCGACTTTATTTTTTAAAAAGGTTATAAATTTAGGTAGTTCCACTACTTTTTCTTTTTAACTCTTTTCTTCTTCATCATTCCGCCTTTTTTCATTCCAGGCTTCTTCTTCATCATTCCGCCACCACGCATCATAGCCATTGATGACATTCCTTTTTTAACTCTTTTCTTTTTTCCCATCATGGTAAATTCTCCTATATGATTTTCGTTTTACTACTGTATCCGAATAATATTCTTTATCCCAGTTTTTGTAGTATCCTTTCTTTTGGAGTGACTCTGAAGCCTTCTCCAGCTCATTATATGGTTGGATAAGAACCATATAAAACTCGTTTTCAGTTTCAAGATTATCTTCAAGAAACTCTACCTCTTCTCCATCATCGTGTGGATGGAATGGCATAAGATAAATATCGTTGTAAACATAAGCATAGTTTAAAGCATCTATATAGCAACCTAATTCTTCTGCTTCAATACGAAAATCATCACAGGCAACAATTATTAATTTTTTATTTTGTTTTTTTAAAGTTCTTGCCTCTGATGTAACAGTATACAAAAAGTCTCCACAATGTTCTACTTCTACAATCTTAACTTCGTTTTTAAGTCTTGCTGCTTTTGCATAAGGACATACAGACCAACCACCAAGTTTTTTAGATGGTATTTCTAAAAATTTTTCAGACCACTCTAGGATTTCTTCAGTTATTGTTTTTGGCATCCATAACTTTCTGTAAGTCGTCTTCGTGAACAACTATCCAAAAACCTTTTCTGTTTTTTTGACACAAAGCAATCACAGGTGTTTTGTTTTCTGCGTCTGCTAGTTTTTTTGTATCATCCCACAAAGAAAGAACTGCGTGTTTTTTCTTCTCTATTTTTTGTACCAAAGTGGTACTATTTAGTGTTGTCTCTGTCTTTTTCTCTTTGCTCACGTTCTATAATCGTTCTTGCTCTTTCTATCTCAGCTTTTTGGTCTGACATAGCTTTTTGATATTGAGACCTAGCAATATCACGTTGTTCGTTACTTCGCAATTTTTCTCTGTCTATTTCAATATCTGCTTGTATTTTATCACGATCTAGAGCTAATTTTGATGCATCTATCTGTGCTTTTGCAGCAGCAGCTTCTTCTTTTAGTAAGATATCTCTTTGTTTTATTTCGTTTCTTACTGCACCTTCTTGAGCTTTTCGTTGTAAATCTTGTGCTCTTAATTGTAAATCTTGTTGAGCAAGTTGGAATCTAGGGTCTTGTGCTTGTTGTTGTGCGGCAGCAGCTTGAGCTTGTTGTTGAGCAGCAGCAGATATTTGTCCTGCAACTTGTGCCTGCGCTTGTGCAACTGCGTTCTCTACATCTCTATCCATAGATTCATACTCATCACTCTTACCAGGATTAAATCTGTCGTACTCTGGTGCTGTAGGTAATTCTACTCCAGCATTAGAAAGAATAGACATTCTATATTTGTGAGCTTGGTGTTCTTGTATGTGTGCCTGCACTGCACCTGCTAACAACTGTTGAAGTTTAGGGTCTTGAGGTATTATTGATGGGTCACTCATGAAAGCCTCATGAACAGCAATATGTGAATCATGATCTTGCCATGCATATGCCTTAACAGGTCTGTTATACATCATAGTATAGTTCTCTGTTGCAGGGTCCATAGGTTTAGAACCTATCTCTGGTATCAGCATCTCATCAATGTTCTCTACATCAAGTGCTTTGTATAATCTTCTGTATGCTTCACGAAGATCATGTATCTGTGGAGCTTGTGAGGCAGCTTGCAGTTGTGTTTGTGCAAGTAAAACTCTTTGTGCTGTCGAAAAGATGTTAGGGTCAGATACTGGGAGGATATCGACTCTACCATCAAAATCTTGTCTGAATATTTGTCTCCCCACACCTTCGACAGCATAAGGGTAAAAGTTTGGTAGAAAGTCGAAATTTGTTCTAGCTAGTATTCTAAATTCTTCTCTTTGTGCTTTGTGTAATCTTTTGTGAATAGAAGACATAACTTTGATGCCTTGCTCTAACAATGCAACTGTAGTTCCTACAGGAGCTTGTGTATTCATGTTACCAGTTTGTAAATCAGTTATAGCTGCAAGTCTTCTGCCTTCTTGTGTCAAAGAACCTAGTAAAGCTGTTAAAACTTGTGATGGTTCTTTAAATGGCAAAGGAACGATAGACTTTCGTATATCATCGCCATAACCTTCTACATCTCTAAATTCACCAAAGCCTATTGGTGTTTCACCTTCAACTCGCATACCACGAGTTTTAAATCCACCAGGTAAATTACTAAACTGACCTGCATCTACAAGTGAACGTAGAATAGTAGTAGCAGTTTTTTGTAAGTTACCAAGAAGGTGAACGTATCCTAGTCCGTAAAAATTAAAACCAGGTAAAAACTTATAATGTACAAAGTATTGTATTCTTTTAACTTTTGGGTCGTCATCTCTAAAATTTTCTCTAATAGAAAGTATCTCTCTAGTCTCTTTGCAGATTGTTACAATGTATGGACAAGCAAATTCTTTTTCGACACCAGGTAGTTCTAAATCAACGTGCATCTCTAAGAGTGTAAATCTTGCATCATTCTTGTAACCTTTTTGTGGTTTGATACCTTCAATGTCTTGTATCTTTTCGTTTATACCAGTTACAGAGTATGATTCAGTAGAGCTTTCCTCTTGCATCATCTCTATATCTCTGTAGAAACCACTCACTTGTCTTTTACGAAGTTCGTTGTACTCCATTCTAATTACATGAGTATATCTACCACTCGTTCTTAAATCTGTAGTATTACTAGATACAACAAAATCTGTAACAGGTATAAATTTAGAAACTGGTCTTTCTAACTCAGAATCATAATATACTTTTTTAAAACAGCTACCCACGATAGGAAGATAGAATAACATTTGATCTAAGTCATCAAAGTATTCTTCCATCTGTTCTGTGACTTGGTAGTTCATGAAGTCTTTGACACGATGAGCTTGATCTTGTTTGTCTTTACTTACTTCACCAACTATTTGCGTTTTAACAGGTCCGTTTGCAGGAAATAATTCTTTTAAGGCTTGTGCATGAAACTGTACAGCAGCTTCAATCATTAATGGGTGATGTGCTGAACAAGCTCCAGGAAAAGGATGTTGCATATCTTCTAGTTTTAATCCTAGAAGTTCCATCCCTTTTTTGACATTTTCTTCCCAATCTGATCTACTTCTAACATCTGCATCGTAGGCTTGTATTAGATCACTAGCAAGTTCAGAAAGTTGATCTTCTTCAAACTCATCTGCTAAGTTATCAGCAACAACTCTTTCTTCTTCTTGTTGATCTCCTACAACTATCTCTACAGATTCAACTAGTGTTTGATCTACTGGTTCGTTTGATTGTCTTACCATTAAAATATTCCTTTAAATTTTGTGCCTCTTTTTCTAGCAGCGTTTCTTCTTTTTTTATTCTTTTTCTTTTTACCACTAGTTCCGATTATTACTGCTACCTTTGTAGTAGACTTAGTTCCAGCAGCAGGCTTTACACCTTTGCCGATAATAATCATTAAAATACACCTTTGAATTTAATCTTCTTGACCTGTGCATCGTATTGACCACGAGATACACTTCCACCTTTAGCCATTCTTTTTACAGCACCACCTTTAGCCATGAAACCCATTTTGTTTCTTACTGGTGTAGGTAGTTTTGCTAGACCAGGATTCTTTTCTTTGTTAACTGGTTTTAAGTTCTTTTTCATTTTAAGCTCCTATACTTTTCATTCTGTTACTTAATTCTTTTGCACGATTAGTTGTCTGTTTATACCATCTGCTGTCGATCATCTCGAAACTTGCACCCACATAATTGAGTTCAGATAAACATTTCCACATCATCTTAAATTTGGATACGCCTGTTGGTCCAAGCTGAAACACCATCTCTATGATGATACCTTTGGCTTGGTCATCCATATCGGCACAATCATTCATTTCAAATAATCTTTTTGCAGAGTCTTCTGCTTTTTTATAGTCAGCATCAAAGATGCCATCTAAAAATTCTTTGTCGTACTCTTTGTCGTCTTCCCAAAAATCTTCTACACACAGATGACCATAGCCCACTGTTCTTTTGTTTAGGGTATCTAGATATACCTTGTTGCGAAAACCTTCGTGATGTTTAATTGATTCTTTTATCTTGTCCATGACCAATAACTTCCTTTACTACCTGTTCTCTCTTCTGGAACATAATCTTGTGAGTGACCTACTAACCACCCTTTTCTTAATCTTAACAGAGCTTGTGATGTTGAGTCTACCAAGTCATCATTCTTTGAATTAGGGAATGATGCACATTGAGAGATAACATCCTCTGCAAAATCTTTATCTGGATACCATATTTTTCCAGACTCTAACAAGGGAGTAATTGAATGTACTCTAGATTTTTTATCTTGTTTCTTTGGATTAAAAGGTGTGATGGGTATACCCATTCTTGACAACTCTTGTACCAAAGATAGTCCACTTGCTTTTGCTTCTATAATTACAAGGTCTGGTGTAAATCTATTATAATAATCTACAGCAACCCTTTTGAGTTCTGGGAACTCCCACTTGTCTCTTTTTGCACCAAGTAAGATAACATTAGAATCACCATTCTCATCAGTAAAGACACCCCACGTTGTACAAGCAGAATAGTCAGAAGACTTTCCTGTTGTATATGCAGTATCCCACGATTGTAGAATGTAATCACATGGAGGTGGTTCATCGTATTTCCATTTCTTCCACCACCATCGTTTCACAATGTTGCCTTCTTCTACCGAAGGTTTCTGTGCATACAAAGATGCCCACTCTCTCGTTCCGAGAGTTTTCTTAATTTCTTGTAGTCTAGATAAAGGATAAGCATCTTCCCATAGAGGTTTACCCTCTTTACTTTTAAGAAGTTTTGCTGCTCGCTTATCTAGAATAGCTGGGAACTCTATTACTTCCCATCCTTCATGTTCAGTTTCTTTAAGAACCCATCCAGCCAAGTCATCTTCATGCCATCTGGTTTGGATAAGAACCACACTCCCACCTGGCATGAGACGTGTATATGCTGTTGATCTGTACCAATCGAGGAGGTTATTCCGCATGGCTTCTGAGTCTGCGTCTTCTCTTCCCTTAATAGGGTCATCGATGAGCAAGAGGTGAGCACCACGACCAGTAATAGCACTACCAGCACCGACCGCATAATATACTCCTCCTTGTGTTGTATTGAAACGCCTCATACTAGATGAGTCTGTTGCAAGACCAACATCTGGGAATACCTCTTGGTATCTACTATCTTGTAGTTGGTTTCTAACTTTTCTTCCAAAGTCATCTGCCAGTTCTTGTCCATATGTTGAACAGATGATGTACTTCTTTGGGTTTCTGCCTAAGTACCAAGCGGGAAAGAACTCCGATGTTAGGATAGACTTTCCATGTCTGGGTGGCATAAATATTGCAAGTCTTTTAATCTTACCCCTTTCAACATCTTGCAGTTTAGATGCAAGCAATTTAATGTGTGGGGGTGAAAGATACTCTTCCATTTGATATTTCGCATATCCTAGTAAAGTATTCTTTGCTTTCTCTTTTGACTCTACTTCTTTTAATTTAGAAACTAATTGTTCTAATTGTGCTACCTTCTGTCCGACATCACTTGATACTTTTGGCATTTCGTTTTTTTTTAGCCGATTTCGATGATTTTCGGTTTCTCCTCTTCTGGTACGTTTCTTACCAGATTTATCTTGAGAATACCATCTTCACTCTTCGCATTACCTACTTCCATATGCTCTGCTAAATGAAAAGCCTTTTGGAACTTTCTCGTTGCTAATCCTTTGTGTACATAGTTTGCATCTTTCTTATCAGACGCACCTTGCACCTTGAGAATGTTTTTCTCTACCGATATATTAATATCATCTTTCTTGAATCCAGCGATTGCCATCTCCAAGATATACTCATCATCAGAGACCCTTTCTATGTTGTAGGGTGGATACTCTGATTTGCTTGTAAATGTATCAAGCATCTCGAAGGCATCTTCAAATCCTAAGAACATATTTCTTATGTGATTTGGAATACCATATTTATTTATAGTTGCTACGTTGTGCATATTATCTCCTTCTATAGCAAGTTAACCCTAGTCCTTTATGGCACTAGGAATCTTTTTCCTTATCCAGTAATACTGCGATATCTAAAGGTTTATGTAATGTAGAACCTTCTTGTTCTCTTCTATCTCTTCGTGCTTTCCACGTTTCTAACTTTTCGTTTCTTCCCCCATCACGAGCTGTGGGTGTCGGCCATCGTTCTGAGGATGGTTTGTCCGATGTAGTAGGGGATTTGAGGTACGAGACTGTTTCCGAGTGATTTAAGTCTGTCCACCCTAGAGGGTATCCCATTAGCCACTCTACCCACGTTGGGTTCAGTTGACCACCAGTTTTGTTCTTGTTGTCCGTGTACTGAACTGTTACGTCTAAAGAATCTCTGCTGATCTTCCCATTCCTTAACCTGCCTCCCAGATAACCTCCCTTCCAATCTCTTGATGTTGGGGTCGGCCATGTGTTGTTCTCTGGGTATGTCTTTGCGAATACTCCCAGAGTCCTTCCCGATAGACTCGGTGCTTTGGGGTCGTATATTGCTGTGGTCTTTGAGAAGTCCGTTGCTGTCGGAGTTGGTACTGTTACCATTTCCGATAGGTATCCCGTCTTTCTGCCTGTTGCTGCTCTGCTTGGTCTCATCCCTTTTCTCGGTATGTGGTCCATCGTTGTTGGCGTTGGCAATAATCCAGATTCTTTCTCTTTGGTGGTTCGCACCGATGCTAGAAGCTGAAATACTAAATGTCCTCGTGGCGTAACCTTCACTTTCCAAGTCCTTGATAACTTGGTCGAGACCGAGTTTAATGTGTCCACTAACATTCTCTCCAATAACCCAAGTTGGCCTACATTCTTTGACAAGTCTAAAATACTCTGGCCAGAGGTGTCTCTTATCTTCAGTGCCTTTTTGTTTGCCAGCGACAGAGAAGGGTTGGCATGGGTATCCTCCTGTGATGATGTCGATGGTATCAATTCCATCTGATCTGAGTTTGTCATAGGTTAATTCCTTGATATCGTCATACTGCCTAGTATCAGGCCAATGTTTCTTTAGCACACCCTTGCAGTATTTGTCTAGCTCACAGAATGCTTTTGTTTCAAAACCTCCTGTTGCTTCAAGACCTAGTGAGAATCCACCTATTCCAGAGAACAGATCGAGAACATTTAATTTATCCATATACGTCTCCTCTGAGAGACTATATCCGTTTTTACGAAACTAATCAACACACAGTATGTGCAGTGTATGGATGTTATGTGTCTGCTGCCAGATGGGGGGTGGGGGTCAGATTTATCACCACTACATCTAGGATTCTTTTTGTTTGGTCCAGAATTAATTTAGTTTTTCTTTTTCTTCTGTATCTAATGGTTCTATTTCTATTCCATCATTTGCAAGACTTGTCATTAACAACATGATTTGTTTTTTTATTTCGTTAGGACTTGCAACGTTGTGAGTAATACTCTCTGATCGTGATGTTATTCCACCAGTCATTATATTATACATCTTCATTGCATCAGTAACACTGTTGACTAGTGACTTAATATCTTGAGGTGTATCTATTTCTTTCATAACATTAGACTTTAGTGCAGTAGTAACTTTTTGTAATGCAAGATAACTAGTTTCCTGGAGATCGTTTAATATCTTTTCTTGTTTGTTGACCTCATTGTTTATTATCTTTTTATTAAGTTTTTCAGATACTTTAAGGTCATGTTGTTTTGCAAGTTCTAACCAGTTGTTCTTACTAGACCAATTCCATAAAGTGTTTAAATGTGGTATCGAAATAGATTTATTCTTAATCATCGGTTCGTATTTGTGCAATAATTCCGAATGTAATTTTCTTATTGATCTATGATGTTTAGACATACCAAGATAGAAATTTAATATTGAATTATAGTCTAGTGAGTTCTTACGCATATCTATTATTATATATATAAAATGTTAGTAGTTAACTTTGTTTAATTATTCCTTTGCGACTTGTTTAAGGTCGCATTGGAATGTTGGAAGGAATATATGAAAAAAAAATTTCATTACTTTAATGATGGATATACTACACCATTATTAAATTAAATTATTTGTATGAAAGTTTTATAAGTTCGTAAATACAAACATTATACAAACATTTAATTTTTTTCGTTTATTTCAATACTATCTAATAATTTATTTCTTAGATCGTTTATTGTTTCAACCTCATTAAATCTATTCAGTTTATAATCATCACTTATTAAAGAATATAACTTTAGAATACTTACTAATTTAATTAGATCGTAGTTACTTAAATATTTCATTTTAGAACCCTTCTATTTTGTTCAATAAGTAAACGCAAAAAGAAGGTTTTTATTTCAATTTATTTTAAAAAAATAACTGTCGAATTTAGGTGGTTTATTCAC